GTTTTTTATAAATATCTGTATAACAAATAACTCTCTTTAAGTTAGGAGTAAAGACATGGGATTTCTAGTTTCACCCGGCGTTCATGTACGGGAAATTGATCTTACAAATGTTGTTCCTGCTGTATCCACCTCTATCGGTGCTATTGCCGGTCCTTTTCAAAAAGGTCCAGTAAGTTCAGTTACCGCTATTAATTCGGAAGAACAGCTGCTACAGACATTTGGTAAACCAAACAGTTCAAATTTTGAGTTTTGGTTCACCGCTGCAAACTTCTTGCAGTATGGTGACGCACTCAGGGTGGTTCGTGCAGAATCAGCCATAGTAAACGCTGGTGCGAACAGTGGTATCCTCATTCGTGACGATGACCATTATGAGGCCAGTTTCTCCACAGGACAGGGTGGACATGGTGAGTGGGCTGCTCGTACCGCTGGTACTTGGGGTAACTCAATCGGTGTGGATATTTGTCCTAGTGCGCGAGCATTCTCACAGCAACTTGGTTCTCTAAACCGAGTTAACGGTGAAAAGGCAGTTGGTTCGTTGGAAATCACAGTTGATGACCAAGACGCAACTGATGCTTCGATTATTGTTGGTGATATCATTCAGTTCTATGATGCAAGTGCTATTGTCGCAACCGTTAACGGTGCAATCACAGTACCAACCAAAAACCTCGCGGTTGATGGTAACTCTGGTACAATCGCAGTCGGTGCGCGAGTTCTTGGTGCAGGCATCTCTGATGGTGACGAAGTGGTTAAAGTTGCCACAGTTACCTCGCAGACTGCGCTTATCCTTGATAAACCAATCACAGTTGCAGACAATGTTCCTTTGGTGTTTTCTGCTGCTGCGGGGCACACTAAAGTAGAATCGGGTAACGTAGAGTACGAAGTTACTGCTGTTTCGGGTGAAGTTCTGACCATTCGGGTTCTTGATGACCCTGCTGGTGGCGGACTTCAGACGATTATTCCTGATAACTCTTTAATTCGTCGTCGCTGGCGTTTCAGTGACCTCTTTGATGCGGCTCCGGGCACATCCGATTGGTCAACTGCAAATGGTCGCGGTGAAAAAGATGAATTGCACGTTGCAGTTTACGACACAACAGGTGACATCACTGGGTTTGATGTTGATGTTAAAGGTCAACGTACCGCTTCAGTTATCGAAGTGTTCCCTGCTATGTCTAAAAACCCAAGTGCAAAAACTACACAGGGTGGTAATAACTACTATCCAGATGTTATCTTCCGTAGTTCTGGTTTCATCTACTGGACGGATCATCTGGCGGCCGGTACTAACTGGGGTACGGATGTTGCAACAGGGACGGACTACACACTAGTAAGTGGTGTTGATGTTTCTGCACTGACAGGTGGAACGGATGATTATACTGTGACTGCCGGTGAACTGGAACTTGCTTATGACAAGTTTGCTGACACAGAAAATTTGGATATCAACCTCGTATTGGGTGGTCCAAGTTCAGCTGTTGCTGACACAATTGCTGGACATGACACTCATGTAACAATGATTACTGACCTTGTTGAACTACGAAGGGATTGCGTTGGTTTCGTATCTCCTTATCGTGCGGCAACAGTTGGTGTTACATCTTCGATTACTGCAACAGAAAATGTCAAAGACGCATTTGATGCTTGCCCATCGTCATCTTACATGGTATTCGATAGTGGATACAAGTACATGTATGATAAGTATAACGATGTGTATCGATTTGTACCACTGAACGGTGATACTGCTGGACTTTGTGCATACACAGATGGTGTTGCTGATCCTTGGTTCTCGCCTGCTGGTTATAATCGTGGTGGTCTTCGCAGTGCGATTAAACTCTCTTACAACCCACAGAAAGCAGATCGTGACATTCTTTACAAGGCACGGATTAATCCAGTTGTTGATTTCCCCGGCCAAGGTGTTACACTCTTTGGTGACAAGACTGCTCTTTCTCGCCCAAGTGCATTTGACCGCATTAACGTGCGCCGACTGTTCCTTGTTCTTGAAAAGGCAATTGCCACTGCTGCTAAGTTCCAACTCTTTGAGTTCAACGATGAATTCACAAGAGCGCAGTTCCGTAATCTGGTAGAACCATTCTTGCGGGATGTGCAGGGTCGTAGAGGTATTTTCGACTTTAAGGTAGTTTGTGACACAACTAATAACACTGGTGAGGTCATTGACCGTAACGAGTTTATTGGTGACATCTACATCAAACCAGCAAGGTCAATCAACTTTATTACACTAAACTTCATCGCCGTTCGAACTGGTGTTGCGTTTAGTGAGGTAGGAGGTTAATCATGGCTAATATAGATGACTTTAAAGCAAGCTTAATCGGTGGTGGTGCAAGAGCCAACCAATTTAGGGTAACTATTACTCCACCATCAGGTATCGCAATTGGTCTTGATACTCGTAGAACTTCGTTTCTTGTTAAGGCTGCAGCACTGCCATCCCGTGCAATCACTGAAATTCCTTTGAAATTCCGTGGTCGTACAATCTACATGGCGGGTGATCAGACTGAACCAGAAACTTGGGAAGTTACATTTCTTAATGACACTGACTTTGGAATTAAGAACGCAATTGAACTTTGGTCAAACGGTATCAATGGGTTTGCAACAAACACTGGTGTAATTGCTCCTTCTGATTATCAGACGGACCTTACAGTGGAACAACTTGATAGAGACGAAGCAGTTCTGAAAACATACATTCTTCGTAACTGTTGGCCAACTAATTCGGGTTCTGCAATTGATCTGAGTATGGATACTGAAAGTGCGATTGAAGAATTCTCAGTAACTTGGAGATATCAGTATTTTGATGCATCCGGCGTAAGTATCTAAATTGAACCTACTAAATAGAGAGTAGGAGATAAAAACATTATGGCAGAACTATTTGGTTTTTCAATACAAAAAGCATCTAAGGATGTAGGGCCTCGTGAGAAAACTTTCACGGACCCTACTCCTGATGATGGCGCAATTGAGGTTGCAGGCGGTGGATTCTTTTCATCTGTACTAGATACGGATGGGCGGGAACGATCTGACCTTGACCTCATTCGTAGGTATAGAGACATCTCTATGCAGTCAGAGTGTGATGCTGCGATTGAAGATATCGTGAATGAAGGTATCATTTCAAATCTAAATGATATTCCAGTAAACATTGATTTAACAAACTTACCCTATCCTGATAAAATTAAAAGACGCATCAGAAATGAATTCTCTGAAGTTCTGCGACTTCTTAATTTTAATGAGAAGGGTCATGACATTTTTCGTCGGTGGTACATCGATGGACGCTTGTACTATCACAAAGTTATTGATTCAAAAGACCCGCAAAAGGGTGTAACTCAGCTTAGACATATTGACCCAACAAAGATTCGCAAAGTACGAGAAACAAAGAAAGACCCTAGTCCAGATCATAATGGTATTGAGATGGTTAAAAAAGTAGATGAGTATTTTATCTACAACGACAAAGGGTTTGCGTCATCTGGTGTGCAAGGCAATAATCAGGGTATTAAGATTGCACCCGATTCTATTGTGTATGTTCCGTCAGGACTTCTCGACAATAACTCAGGTCGAGTTATCTCATATCTACACAAAGCAATCAAACCAGTTAATCAGTTGCGTATGATTGAAGATGCGATTGTCATCTATCGTATCTCTCGCGCACCTGAGCGTAGAATTTTCTACATTGATGTTGGTAATCTACCCAAGATCAAAGCAGAACAGTATCTAAAAGATGTGATGAACCGTTATCGTAACAAGTTGGTATACGATGCAAGCACAGGTGAAATTCGGGATGACCGTAATCACATGTCTATGCTGGAAGATTTCTGGCTTCCTCGCCGTGAAGGTGGTCGAGGCACAGAGATTACAACACTTCCCGGCGGTTCTAATTTGGGAGAGATTGATGACATCGTATATTTCCAACGGAAACTATACCGTTCACTTAACGTGCCGATTTCAAGACTTGAAGCCGAAAATGGATTCAGTCTTGGACGAGCCTCTGAGATTACTAGAGACGAACTCAAGTTTACCAAGTTCGTACAACGTATTCGTAAGAAATTCGTCCCCCTATTCACTGACTTGCTCAAGACTAACCTACTCCTTAAAGGTGTAATCTCACCAGAAGATTGGCCGCGTATGCAAGAGCATATTCAGTATGACTTTATGGAAGATGGTCACTTTGCAGAGTTGAAGGATGCAGAACTTCTTAATGATCGTATTCAGACACTTGACGGTATTCAGTCCTACATTGGAACATTTTTCAGTAAGGAATATGTATTGAAGAAGGTACTAAATATGACAGATGCAGAAATTCAAGAGATGCGTGATCAGATGAAGAAGGAAGTTGAAACTGATCCATTGGATGGTGGTATTGATATGCCAGATGGTGGTGACGGTATCACAAGGTATCCACAGGATGGTGATGGTGGTGTGATTGCACCAGAACAGATGCCAGACTATGAGGAACCAGAACAAGATGGTAAACCAAATGATGATCAAAAATTTGGTAAAGGAGATAAATAATGAGTAAAGAATTTGTAGATGCGCTTGTGGATGGTAACAATATTGAAGCAGAGAAAGCGTTTAGTATCACAATGGCTGCAAGGGTTGGAGATGCTTTAGAAGTTAAACGCAAGGAACTTGCAAATACGTTTGTAAAGTCGAGTTATACTGATCAGGAATCGGATGTAAATGAAACGGATTGAGGAAATCTATGAATCTACAGTTGTAGAGAGGGATGAACACAGGAAATCTAAGCAATATAAGCGTCTTTCACCCAAAATGAAAGACGCAGTGGATGATTTATTCAAAAAAATGGATGCGAAACCTTCAGATTTCCTAAATAGTTTCGAAAGAACAATTACAGATGTATCTAAGAAATATAAAGTTCCTGAGAGGGAACTTCTTGGATATTTTGAAAAAGAAATGTTAGCGATCTAGGGGATAAGAATGGCTATTGTTGCAAGAGTACTCAGAGATACCGTTGTTAATGCGCCCGGCGCTGGTGGTACAGTTACGCTTAAGGTTGATATTGAAGATGATGCTGCGGCCGATACCGCTATTTTAGATGGAAGCACATTAGATGGACATGCGAACGGTGCAAAACTACACATCGCCAGAATTTGGTGGGCATTGACTCAAGGTAGTGCTGATGATGATACTGGTCATGTTGAAATTCAAGAAGTATCTTCTGGAACAGATATTGTTCAGATTAGACTTGCCGGAACTGGACACTATGATGGTTCTGCTGGCGTTATTCCCGGCACTGCTGCAAACACAACCGCAACTTCTAGTGACCATCAAATAACTACTTTTGGTACATCTGG